TGTTTGACCGATCAAGCTGACTACCAGAGATGTAATGTTCCATATCGCCATTTCTAAACATTAAATCTCCACCTAAAGTCTCGCCAATAAACTTACCAAGTGTGATGTCACCATTAGCAAAGGCAACGCTCTTTAAGAAGATGGGGTATTTTTTTTGTATATAGTCAAAGGATTTTCCTTGTAACGTCGCTACAGCTCCTAACGCTTCTGACCCATTGTAAACAAGGTGCCCAAAATTTTGAGATGAAAGGGCGATGTTTTCTTTACGATTTGATGGAGTGAGGTTAGAAACCTTTGCATCAAGGTTTTTTATTAATTTATAAAGTGCTGATTCATTTTCACTTAACTCAACTTTTTTGATGTGAGCTGGTTGGATCTTCAATAAATTTACAATTGAATTTATATCATCTTCACTTGCAGATTCAGTTTCTTCTAACATTGCCGAGATTTCTAATACATCGCTTTGAACAGTATCTACGCGTAAGGATTCAGAATATTTAACGTATCTAAATCCAGTGATATCAAAAGGAGTATTTGTTAAGCCATCAGTGATTAAAATTGTCTTTTTGTTGAATGCCTGGCGGAGTCCTAACTCATAAAATACATTGGCATTTTTTGAACTCAAATCACATATAGCCATATCACATTCGACAATGTTCTTTAGGATATCAAACATGATCATGTGCGATGCTTTAGCATCATCGGCACGAACGACCTTATAACCGGCTTTTTCACAGGCTGGCTTTATGAGGTGGTTATAGACTCGCGTAAAATGGCCTGGTGTGTAATCCGGGTGATCTGCGATAGGCATAATAGCAAAGCACGTTTTTTGTTTAACCTCTTTTACCACATCATGTGGTTGAACTTGTTCACTATCTTTTTTAGCTGCGCACATAATTAAACTCCTTCAGTAATTTTTAATACTACCCGGCCAATTACATTTACATCGTCTAATGCACAATCAAACGCCATGCCTACGCCACTAACGCGGACTTGGCGTATGGGAATGCGTGTAAGCGTTCTGATGCTGGTTTTACCTTCAAGGCTTACCAGCCATTCGCCGTCGAAAACTTCTGCAAATTTGCCATCAAGAATATATTGCGTTCTCTCATCCATCATGCAGAAAGGGTCTGATGGTAAAGGAATGCCAGCCCTAAACAGGACTTTATCAAACATCACATACCCAGAGTCATAAAGCTGCCCGTCAACGAGTTTCTTGTTCGGGAATTTCATTACGTCTAATTCTTCGTTATTAAACTTTTTGCCCTGGCCTGTCGCCAGCCATTCCAGGGTGACGCCAGTTTCAGCCATACATTTAACAACGATGTCGGAAGGAAACAGCCCGCGCTTATAGCGATTAGCAAGGCTGCTGCTCGCAATGCCTAAATGTTCGGCTAAAGCTAACTTTGTCCTAAATCCATAGGCTTCAATCACTCTGTCCAGTATTGGAGCACCATTTTGTGAAAAGTCTATTTGTAGGTTCATGAAAACTTTCCCTTGCAAACTCCCTTTATGAAAGTTTACTATCCGCTTTGTAGGTTTATGAAAGTTATTGAGCGTTGCCGCGCTCGACTAAACAAAGGAGTTTGCCTCATGCGTCCGAACATTACAATTGCCATTCCCACGCCTTATCTCCCCATTGACGAGTATTGCCGTCTTACTGGAACCCCTATGGGGACTGCCCGCGATATGGTTCGCGATGGTCGTTTACCTATCCGTGGCAAAGGCGATAAGCCTCGCGCTCGTGTTGAAATCAACATGGCGGCGCTGACGGTGCAAGCATTAAGTGAATGTCATATTTCACTTGAAGCGTAATCCAGGCTAGCAATTAGGAAGACGCTAATCATGTACGATTACAAAGTTTCCGACCGTAATCACCTCGACAATGCCTGCCGCGCTTTTGCTCAGTCTCATAATGTTGAAGCACTGGCGCGGGCGGTGGGTATGCGCCCAGCAACCCTGCGCTGCAAGTTAAATCCCGATCAACCTCATCAGCTCACTGTGCTGGAGTTGCTCGCTATTACGGATCATACGGAAGACGCCCGCATTCTTGACGGCCTGCTTCGGCAGATTAACTGTCAGCCCTCCGTACCTGTAAACAATGCCCGGCCTGAAAATATGCAGTTTTGTGCGCTAACCGCTGCGGCGAACGTTGGCGTGTTAGCCGGTGAAGCGGTTTCAACGGAACGGATGACGGCAGCACGTCGCAATCAAATCCTTGACCGTGCAAGTGATGCCATTCGTAGCCTCTCGCTGATCGTCCATTCCGTTGAGGCCCGTTTTCAGTCAGTGCCTGTGCTTGCTGCTGCCGTCGATATCGTGACGACAAATGCCGCTGGCCTGATGTGAGGTGATCCATGAAGCCTTTTGTGACCTATCTCAAGCGCCAGTCGCCCCCGCAACAGTTAACCAGCTTTGGTAATGGCTGGTTAGAACTGCAAAACGGGCAGCGCTGGAATCCCGGCATGATCCATAAATTTAACGCGCATGAGCCTGTCCAGTTTAAGGGCGGAAATGTTCTGCGTTTTCTGTCAACAAGAGCCCGCAACCTCACCGGCATGATAGGGGGTCGTAATGGCAACTAACCAGGAGTGGCTTAAACGTATACGCCGCCAAATCAATTCAAAGCACAGTGAGGCTGCAAATTACTGGGACTCGCTTAATGAAGAGTGGCGGGGCGTTGTGCTTCATGCCGCGTCAATCGCTGGCACTGAGTCTTTTAAGCCACACCTCGCAAAATGTGACTGGCGCGAGCTTTACCAGCGCCTTGATTGCAGGGGCATGTCGCAGTTACGCACCGGCATTCAGAAGGCCCGCAATGTGTTTGACGGGTTCGGATCTCTTAGCCGCGATGACTTCACCCGCAGGACAGCAGACCGCCCGGCTAAAGCAGTTGTCCCGGCCAGAAACAGCCAGCCAATGGTTATAGCCCCGCATATCGTTCAGGCGCTGGCTGCGCGTGAACAACTGAGAAACCAGCAGGAAAAGCAGTCATGACAATTATTTCCGTAAGTAAAGACAATCTCACCAATGAGCTGGAAGCATGGCGTGTGCCGATGAATTATGCGGTGATCTTTCTGAGTAAAAACACGGACAAAGGCGGGCGTGTCCTGCTTCATCCGTTTTTCTTTAACGACACTGATCACATGACCAGCCCGCGCCACTGGCTTGCTGCCAATGCTGCGTTGTGGTGTGCCGCTTACCGCGAAGCCGAAACCCGCGAAAGCCAGATTGAAGCGCTGGCGAGTATTCGCGCCATGTTTTACGCCGCTGGCGCACTGGGCCAGGGTGAAATCACAACGTTGATCCAAAACTGGTGGGGCAATACGTTCGAATTACACCAGGTGCCAGCCCCTAATTACTCGGCTGCCTGCCCGCAAAACCTGCGCCTTAACTAATTAACCTCTGAATTTTCAGGCCACGCATAACGTGGCCGGGGATTCTTTTGCCCTGGAGATACCAAAATGCAAACGACACGCATGTTTTTACCGAAAATTAATGCGGGTACTGACCTGCTGCTCATGCTGAATCAGGCCACGCAGGAAGGAAAAGCCGCTGCCGCCGATCTGTGCTCCGCCCGCCTTGATAAGCTGGCTACCCATGCCGCTAATGCTGGCCTGTCTGCTGTCGAAATTGTGGAACTGATCCGCGAGGAAGCCGCAGCCATTGAAAGCAAGGGCGGTGCAGCATGGCAATAAAAACGCCGCTTAAATGGGTCGGAAGTAAAGCCCGTCTCATGCCGCGCCTGCGTCCTCATCTGCCGGAAGGTAAGCGTCTGGTTGAGCCGTTCGCCGGTTCATGCGCCGTCATGATGAATACAGAGTATGACGAATACCTGATTGCTGACGTTAATCCCGATCTGATTAACCTTTATCAGCAGATTAAAGATAACGCTGATGCGTTAATTGACTGGGCTTACCCATGGTTTGTTGAGGGTAATGAGTCGCTGAACTACTACGCAAGCCGGGGCGTTTTTAACAATGATGATTCTCTTAGTCTGTTAGAGCGGGCGGCTATCTTTCTTTACCTCAATCGTCATTGCTATCGTGGCCTTTGTCGTTACAACCTCTCAGGGCGTTTTAATGCGCCATATGGTCACTATAAAAAACCATATTTTCCTACTGCGGAAATTAAAGCGTTTGCAGAAAAAGCACAGCGGGCAACATTTGTCACCGCTGGCTATATGCAAACGCTGGCAATGGTGCGGGCGGGGGATGTGGTTTATTGCGATCCGCCGTACCTGACTGAATCCTCAAATTTTACCGCTTACCATGGCGACGGCTTTACACACCTCGATCACGGCAAGCTGGCGCGTAAGCTCAGGAAGCTGGCGGGCGAGGGCGTGAGCGTGGTTGCCTCAAACAGCGATATTGATACCGTGCATTTGCTTTACGCCGGTTTTGATTTAGTCCGTATAAATGCGCCGCGTAGCGTTGGTGCAGCAGCTACCAGCCAGAAAACGGCCGCAGAGCTGATCATCAAAGCGCCTGCCGGTGAAGGTAAGGCGGTAGTAAATGTTTGATGCAGTTACGATGGTGATCTATCTCACCGGCTGCGTGGCGGCGTTTTTCTATTTCACTGCCGAAGTTGCGGAAGAAGAAGGGAAAGCTGATCGCGCTGATTTAATTATTGCCCTCGTATGTGCATTCTTCTGGCCCGCGCTGCTTTCTTATTTTTGGCTTGGGATGCTTTGCGATGCGTGGATCAGGTGGGTAAATCGTGCCTGATTCAGCTTTAGCATTAGCGGGTCAGCATCACGCCGTCGATTCATGGCGGCGTGACATGTTTGCGCCTGGTGTACCGCGTGACGCTACTATCACTGAGCGCCGCCTGTGGCATGTTAATCCAAAAGATTACGCCTACCGTTCACAATATCTTCATGAAATGCCTGACTGGTTAGCCGGGTATTTTGGCAATCGCTACGAAACGCTTTTTAACGGCGTTAATGGGCGTCGTCGTGCCAATACATTTTTGCGCCGCACCATCGGACAGAATGTATTGCCACGCCTG